ACAGCACAAACCAGCCCGCCAAATGTCCGGCGGTGCGCCCATTACTCCCCAGGAAGTCCAATGTTTGCGTGAGTATACCAAGGCCCTAATAGCGCCCGACCTCGTCCCCGACTTGCCCTGCAACCCAACCATCGACCAGGGCTCCAGCATACGGAGCAAAGCCTGGGCGAGGGGAGGGTTCGCGACAGGCGCGTCCGGCAACGGATACATAGTCGTCAACGCCCGTGGCGCGTTTGCAGGCAACCTAGGAATCGCCAGGACCGACTCGGTTTATCCGACCTTCGGCATTGACACCAACGCCGCTGGGGTTATCCTTGAGCCTATGGGATCGCCGCTGCCAAAGCCCGACCAACAGAAAATCGTTGGCCTCAAGCTTACCGTGTGGTACACCGGCAAGGTCTTAGACTGCGCTGGCACCATTATTTCAGTCCGCGCGTTTGACAACATCCCCCAGAATGTTGCTGTCGCCGGGGCTGGAATCATTGGCGCCCCATCGAACAAGATCCAGGCCATCACGCCCAACCAGCGCTATATGAACGTTTGGCTTCCCCTCGGCCCCGGCGACTCCGGCTACTTCCCCCCCCTGGCCACCAGCTTTCCTGCCCCGAACTGGCACCTGGGCTTCTTCATCTACGGCGCTTCCGGCAACCAGAACTTTGGCTACGAGATCACCGCCTTCTACGAGAATCTCTACCTTCAGACCAATGCCAACTTCGGCTACATGGCTACAGCCACGCCCTCGCTCGAGTTTCCAACCAATGCCACGAGGATCAATTCTGCAGCGTACCAGGCCTACGCCAACACGACCACTTTCACTGAGGAGGACATGACCTCTTCGATGGGTGCCTCCATCTCCAACGCCGTCCCGGCCGTTGCCACCAGCGTTGGCATAGCCATGGCCAGTGCAGCTGGCCGGTGGGCCTACAGCAGAATCGGCAGCTACGGGGGCCCCGACCCCTACGACGCCCGCGGCATGGCCTACCGTGTCGCCCACGCAGCCTGATTGACCAGTACAACAAAGCCGATGCGCTAGCGGCTTTCAAA